CGTGGCATCCCCGTAGGCCACCGCCAGACGCTGAATGTCAGCTTCTAGCTCGGGCGTAATAGCCACGTTCGCCTTCTTGGCCGCTTCCAGCATCTTGAAGGCGGCCTCGGCCTTGGCGACATCGCCTGCCGACTGCCCGACCGTCGTAGCCTCCTGCTGAAGAGCCGCCGTGCGCTCGCGGATCTGGGCGATCTCGCGCTGGTACTCGTTCTCTTTTTCCTTTTTGCCCTTCTTGCTACCCTTATCGTCGCCCGGTACGGCGAAATCCGAATTGCTGATAGGCTTGATCGCGGGAGCCGCCGTTCCAGGCTTGTACCCGGCCATGCTACCTGCCGAGGTCTTTGCCCCGAAGGCCTGGTCGAACATATTGGTTCGCTCAACGCCGTTCATGCCGGACAGGCCGGCTGCGTCAAGGGCGTCGTTGAGCTTTTTGAAACCGTTCCAGTTGCCGATATCGGTCATCCTGGCCTGGAGCTGTTCAAGCATGCCCAGAGCGCCAGGGACGGCCTCGCTGATGCTGTTGATCGTCGCCACGAAGCTGTTGACGCCACCGGAGGCGGCATTCGTCGCCTGCAAGGACTCATTCAGCTTGCCGATCAGGTTGGTCATGGCATCGCGTGCCTTGCCCAATTCCTGCGACATGGTGGTGCCCGCGCTGGCCGATTGCTGCTCGAGGAGCGGCATGCCCGCCAAGAAGGCGCGGAAGAAGGCCTCCGACGAAACCTTGCCATCCTTCACCAAGGCCGTCAGTTTTGAGACAGAGCCTCCCGCTTCGACCATACCAGCCGCGACAGCCTGAAGGACAGGACGACCCCCATCAAGCAGGCTGTTGTATTCCTCTGCCTGGATTTTGCCGCCGCTCAAGGCCTGCGAGAGTTGGAGGAGAGCGCCCGACGCCTCCTCGCTTGAGGTGCCCTGGATGCGGAGCGCCATGCCGACGCCCTCCGTGACGCGCAGCATCTCGGGGCCGGTTGCGTTGAGATCCTTCTGGGCGGCACTGAGACGGCCGTAAAGGGTCGCCATGGCATCGAGAGGCGCAGCCTGGCGCTGCGACATCTCAAAGAGCGCCTGATAGGTCTTGTTGAGTTCCTGCCCCTGGAGCCCCGTCACCTTGAGGGCGTTCTGGACCTTCGTGTAGCGGTCGGCCATCTCCGTGACCTCGCGCAGGGAGATGCCTGCCAGAGCGCCGGCAATCGCCCCCTTGATGCTCGCACCGATGCGGCCCATGGCGGCCTCGATGCGCTGCTGCCCCCGGGCAACGCTGCGCTCGACATCGCGCATAGCTCCATCGGAAACTTGGCGCGAACGCCGCATTTCCTTTTCGAACTTGGTAATGCTGGCTTCCAGCGATACAACAAGTCTTTCGAGATCGGCTGCCATCGGCTCTCAGGGGATCAAAGGGGAATGAATTTGGCGAAGGGGTTGCTGCGGATATTCGGCTTTATCAGCGTGTTGGGCGGGTTCTTGGCCTTAGTCGCGTCGTTCGTGGTATCAGGGGCGGCCATGGTGTTGCTGCCGTGGGGCGTCGGCATGCTCTTGGGCGGGGCTCCGCTCCTCGGCTTTGCCTATGCCCTGGAACTTCTTGAGGACATCGCCAAGAACACGATGCCGTTACAGAGCCTCAACGAGCCTCCGCCTCGCCGCTGATTTCCTGCCAGAGGGCTTGAGCCTCATCTTCCGAAAGCCGCTTGCCCGCGTTCGGATCATTGGCCTCGTTGTGGCCCTTGACGAAGGCCGAGAACTGCCAGAGGGACATCCTGCGAACATCCTCGACCGTCATTCCCACGACCGAGGCGCCTTTGTAGAAGTCCGCAAAGGCCCATTGGCCGTTGGGGAGTTCCTTCTTGGGCGCGTCGTCTTTGGGCGTATCCGTCTCGACGGGTTCCTGGCTGTCACGCTCCAGGGCCGCTGTCAGAACGACCGTAGCGGAGGCCACAGCCGGAACGATAGGCTGCTGGTGGAGATCGCGGACAAGCTCGTAAGCCTCCGAGGCATCCACGCCACCGCCCATCAGGCCGATGCGCAGCACCTCCCGAACCTCGACAAAGTTGTGGTCATCCGCGAAAAACCGCTGAAGGAGCGCCACAGGGCCGAAGCCCGTTGCCTCTTGCAATTCCTCAAGTTCGCCGATGGCGAGGCGGAAACGCCGGATCCTGCCGGCGTATTCCAGATCTATATGGCCGTTGCGGCTCATTCAGCACCTTACTCGGCGGCCGGCGTCCAGACGACGGGACCGCTTGACTGCATCTCGACGGAGACGGAAACCCGCTGGCCGCGCTCGGCACCCGGCTCGAAACTGGTCAGGTGGAACTTGCCGCTCCAGTAGCCGCCGCCCTGCGCCGCCTCGCCTGCAACCTCGATGCGTGCATTGACCGTATCGGTGGTTGTGAAGGCATCGCGCCAAAGGTCGATGGACTCGCGGGCCATGACGCCCTCGCCCGAGATGGTGGCCGAAAGCGACACGACATCACGGTCGACCCATGCGGGAGCGTCTTCATCCTCGCAGTCGATCGACGTGGTGTCATTGGTCTCCTTGGAGAAGGAGATGGACCGGCTCGTCAATCCGCACGGGGCGGCGAAGGTGCCGGGGGTGTCCGTTTCCAGCATCACCTTGAACGCAGAAAACGAGAGGGTTGTGGCCTGCGCCATGGTGGTTCTCCTTCAGTTGGGCAGGGGGTTACTTGCTCTCGACGAGAGCACGAAAGGTCATGCGGGCGCGGGTCAGAAGTTCGTCGCCGCCGTCTCCCACATTGGTGTCACGATGAGCGATTTCGGTGAGCGCATAAGGCTCATCGAGAGGCAGAGCCGCCTCATGGAGCGCCTTGCGGACGGCACTGGCCGCCCGGGAGGCTTCCACCTTGCCGACAGCATTCGACCAGACATCTAGATCGATGAAGACCTCTGCCCCGTCGATGCACTCAGCGCCGTCATCCACGACCTGAATGCTCCGGATGTGGACATAGGGAAGCGCAGCCCCGGCCGGTACGCGGTCATAGACACGCCCGGAGACGAGAGCCGTCAGAGGCGCATCCCCTTTGAGCCTGCCGACGATGGCCTTTTGCAGGGCAGCTTCAACGCTCATTTGCTAGTTCCGCACGAAGCCGCCTGCCTCGCGAGATCGAGTTGCTTCTGCAACTCCTCGCATTCGGCCTGTAACTTCTGGAAGCTCTCAAAACCCGTCATGTATCGTTCACGCCATTCACGGACTTCTGCCTCCAGCCGCTCGACCTCTTCACGAAGATGGTCATTCACCACACACGCGCTCTCAAAGTCTCCCTGATGAGCGTCCGCCGCTTGCGTCATGCCACTGAGGCGTTCCCTTACGTCCTCGTAGGCCGAGATAAGGGATTGGACTTCTGCCATAGGGACAAAGCCATTCTTGATGGTGAAAGTGAGGGTCGTCACGGCTTGTTCTCCACATTAAAATCCGCCAGATAAATATAATGGATTGCGACCAATCCCACAACAATTTCCGAGATATCACCTAATGTAGTGCAAGTATATTCTAAGAAGTCGCAATCTCACGCACCGCTTTCTTTGTGGCTCTAGTTATCCTAGATCTTACTCTCCTTCTCAGTGCCCGCACTGGGGGATAAAAAAATGGAGTATGCTTTGCCCCGGGGTGGTTGATCGTAGTTGCAAAATTCTCGTCCCCGAACTTCATCGCCTTGCGTCGTTTTGGCTTGATCTGATGCGGGGGCGTCCCGAACTCGACAAGCCGCGCATACCAAGCCTCAGCATCACCTGCGACGATGAAGACGGACAACTCAGGGTCGCCTTCCACACCGCCGCCGCCGACACCTCGCACATTGGCGTTGTCGGGCTTATACGAGCCTTTCACGCGTTTGATCGACCGCTTGAGCGCCCCACTTTCTTCCGGTGCGAGGCGCTTCTGCATCGCGACGATCTCGTCAGCCCCTTGTTCGATTGCGGGTGCGATTGCCTGCCTTGCCTTCTGGGGTAGAGCCGCCAGCTTCCGCAGCAACCGCTCCCTGTTCTGCACTTTCGCCATTGATTAACTCCACGGCACCGGCTGCGTTGGCGGCCTCGTATTCGGCCTCGGTGATCTTGACTTCGTCGCCGGCAGCGCGGGCCATGACGACGGACTGACGTGGGCGATAGTCGAAGCGGCGGGTGTAACGGACAAACTTCATGACACTCCTCCAAGGGTGCAGGACAGGAGGCGGAACTGCCTCCGGTACTCTTCCGGGTCTGTGACGGACAGGATGGCGAAGACGCGGCTAGGGTCGCGAGCATCGACAGCCCGCCATTCCGTCTTGATGTTCGCCGTCTGAGCCGACCACCTCACCCACACGTCAACGGGGTTGATGCCCTGAAGGCGGGAGGCTGTGACGGTCTCGCGTCCAGGGGAAGCGGTCACGCGAGCGGCGGTCCTGAATTGCTCCGTCCAGGGGCCCGTTACTTCGTTCCCATATTCATCTGAGACTTGAGACCGAGCCTCAAAAATGAGCACGTCTCTGAGGGAGCCTGCCGTTACTGCCATCACGCCCCCCGGCTGATGTTACGGGCCACCTCGACAAGCGACACGCCCATGGCATTCGCAAAGCGTTGGATCGCCATGACGGCCTCTTCCTCGATGCAGTGCAGTTCCGTCGCAGGCTTGCCTTCGGCTACGTCCCGGAGCGTCGGGGAGCATTCCAGGCCCAGCCAGTAGGCGAGCAGGGAATGGCCCAAATCGTGTTCGGTGTTCATGGCCTCAGCATCCACATAGCCGAGCCCCTTGGCGGTTTCCGCCTGCCCCGGCTGTTCAGCATGCAGGGCGAGAACTTCCAGACCATCAGCAAAGCGCGTGATGGTGTAGCCGTCGTGGTCCTCGACGGTGACAGAGCCGAGGTGGATCATCAGACGCCAAGCACCCGATAGGACGCGAGAAGCGCCTTGATGGCAGGATCCTCGGCAAGGTTCTCCTGCACCATCTCGCCCCGGTTCGCGTAAAGCTGTCCGACCGTCAGCAGGATCGCTTGCCGGATGGGCTCTGGCACGTCGTCGTAACCCGCCGTGAAGCGGATCGTCATGGCCTCAGGGCCATAGCGCAGAGACGGCCATGACGAGCCGCCGAGAAGGCGAACGCCAGCACCGGTGGGGGCCCCTACCCCGACCGCCCGATAGTTCGACGCTGCAAACGTCTGGGCCGCCCCTGTCTCGTCGAAGTACGAGACAGAGACGATCTCCCGTAACGGGGGCATGGGCAGGCGGATATCGTAGTAGTGGCAGATGTCGTCGGAGCCGATGCTGTAATCCCAGGTCGTAACGCCAAGGGTGCGCTCCAGCCGCTCCGAGACCGCCGCCTCCGCAACGCGGCTCAGGGTCTCGATATAGGCGTCATCGTCAGAGAAATCGACGCGGAGGTGTGCCCGCGCCTCTTCAAGCGTGACGATCGGATCGGCAGTTTCGACCGGGATCAGCATGGTTTAGCCTTTGCGGGACTTCTTCGCAGGCGCAGCCTCTGCCTTATTGGCGGGAGCGGCTTCAGCCTTGTTCGCAGGCGCGGGCTCGGACTTGCCGCCTGATGCCTGGAGAACGCCCGCCTTCACGAGGTGAGCGACTTCCGCCTCGTTGGCTTCGCGCTCGTCACCCGCGAAGTATTGCTTGTCGCCGTAGTGCTGTTTCAGGACTTTGAACTTCATGGCTTGTCTCCTCTCAGCTCATAGAGAGGGCAGCCGAAGCCGCCCTCCTTGATGAACTGAACGGTTAGCCGCCGGCGGCCGGGGCGATGGCACCCGTGACGAAGGCCTCGGGACGATACACGGCCAGAGCAAGGCGCTCTTCCGCCAGGATCGTCACGAGGTTCCGGATAAAGTCATCGTTGACGTAGCCGGTCTCGATCCGGGCATCCCAGCGGTCGAAGAGCTGGGCGCCGAGGCGGAAGGCACCGGTCAGGAAGGTGCCGGCCGCGATAGCCTGGGTGGCAACCACCGGCAGCCCCCAAAGCGTGGGCGCGATCGTGCCCTGCGGGTTGCCGATGATGTACTGGCCCGAGGCGTCCTTGGTGAGCTCGATGCTCGCCCAATCGATCGGGTTCAGGACGTGGCCGGTCGCCGGGAACTCGGCAAGCGCCGCCTGCAGCATGGCAATGCGGAGCGTGTCGATCGGCGTGGCGTCCGCCACGGCAGCCATGCCAGCCGGGACAGCATAGTCCGAAGCCTGCGGCAGGATGCCGAGAAGGTTCTGGCCGGTGCCGTCTCCGTTCAGGATCTGGGCCTCTTCGACGTAGCCCAGGCCGTAGAGGAGACGGTTGTCGATGATGGAGCGGAGTTGCGCCACGTCATCGAGCACCTGGCGGGAGGCCTTCATCCAGTGGGCGATGACCTTCGCGGAGGTGTTGACGAGATCGAACTTGATATCCGACTCGGGCTTCAGGGCCGCTTCCGCCACAGGAGCGGCGTTGTTGGTGAAGCCCGTCTCGCGCACGTACTCCAGCGAATTGCCGTCCATGCGACCAGGCGTGATCAAGTCGCGCACGGTGAGACGACGCTGCGGGAGCGCTAGGACGCCGGGAAGACGGGTCGGAGCAATGGCATCACCCACAGAACCAGCGGCGTCCGTGGTCGCGGAGGTGAGGGTCGCCTTCACTCGCATGTCGCCGGCGCGGGCCTGCTTGGAGAAGCCCGAAGCCTGGAAGGACTTGAAGCCCTCGCTTTCAACGAACTGCTCACCGAGGGACTTCTCACCCTCGCCCTGATCGCCGCCGCCGCGAGCCATCTTCTGCTCGAGTTCGGCAAGCTGCTCACGCAGGCTATTCATGCCCGTAAGGGCTTCGTCCGCCTTCTGCTTGAGCGAGTTGCTGAGTTCTTCGCCACTCTTGGCCTTGCCGAGGGCCTCTTCTGCAATGCCCTTCACGGCATTGACCGAGGCCTCAAAGGCGCTCTTCACTTCGTTTGCGAGCTGCTCGGCGCTCTTGTTTTCGGTGCTCATTCGGTTTCTCCCGGAGCAAAAAGGTGGATGATCAGCCGCTCGGCAGAAGTGCCTTGAGGAATGCGGCAGGGTCGTTCGCCTGTTCGCCCTCGGCATCACGCCGAATGGCCTTTGCATAGCCGTGCGAGGCGATCGCAGTAGCCATGCTTTTCGGGACCCCTGCCTCACGCAGGATGTCCTCGAAATCTTTGATGGGCATGGGGTCGCCATCGCGCAGACGGCGAGCGAACTCTTCCATGCGTTCGGACTTCACGCTCTCGATCCGGGCGCGGCGGTTGGCAGGGAACGTCACCGGAGAGATTTCGTACAGATCCAGTTTCTTCAGCAGACGGATGTTCTGATCCGGCTCAGACTCAATCTCGCGGTAGCCGATCGACAGGCCGCCGATGGCGCGGTTCTTGGCCAGGGCATGCACCTCGCGCGCTCGCTGGATGTCGAGCAGGAAGCGACCCTTGCCCCAAAGCCCCTTGGCATCCTCGGCCAGATCCTCCCAGACGCCGATCGGCTGGTGAGGGTCATGGTTCCAGAGCATCAGGACATTCGAGCCCTCGCGCTTGTGACGCGCCAGGCTCTCCACGAAGGCTCCAGGCATGACCTTTTCGCCATAGCTGTCCACGTTCCCGAAGACAGAGCCATAGCCCTCGAAGGTGCCGTCTTCCGACAGATCCTTGACCTGCAGGGCGAAGTCTTTGGTCTTCATGCTACGGCTCCCGGCATTTGATCTCCGATCACGAAGGGGATCGGTGTCCAGTCACTTGCGGCAGCGAACGCGATGGGACGCCCGTACCTCATGCCTATTCCCCCAATCGCGAGCTCAAGGGCGGCGCGATGTTCGCCATCTGGATCGTCACAGACCAGTTTGCTCGCCGTCTCAATCGTCACGCCCGCTCTCGTCAGATTGGCGATCTTGATGATGCGCGCTTGCGTGATCGGCCCGACATAAGCCGTCTCCCCGGCGCGCTGAGCCGGCTCATCGCCTTCTTGATCGAGGGGCACCCAGCCCCTGCTAACCCATGACTTGAGGGTGTTGACGTTCAACCCGACCACTTGCGCGATCTGGCTTAGGCTTGCTCGGTCAAACATGGATGCGTCTCTCAGCCTTTCGGCCACTAAAAAGGCGGCCCTTAAGCCGCCTCGTTGATCCATTTCCGCTGGTTCTCTTCAGCGGTTATCACCTGAAGGTTCCACGGCACATGCAGGCCGCTCGCCTTCCGCCCTCTGAGAGGGGCGATATGGTCGACGTGGTACGGCACGCCGGTTTCATCTGTCAGTCGGCGAGCCTCTTCATAGAAGGCCGCGATCTCGTCCAAGTGCTCCTTGGTCAGCCAAGGAGGTGTTGCGCGAAGGATAGCGGCCCGCCGTTTGGCGGCGTGGGCAGCATATCGCGCTGCATTCTCTACACGGTTGCGGCGAGAAGCCTCTTTGACCCGATCTGGGTTGCTGAGTTTCCACTTCTTAGCCGCAGTGCGGTCCCTCTCGCGGTTCTCTGCTCGCCAAGTTCGTGACCATTCGGTATTTCGCTCACGGACCCGATCTGCGTTCTTTTTCCGCCACTTCGTTTCTGAAGCTCGGGCCGCTTCAGGATTACGGGACCGCCATTCGCGAACTTTGGCCGCCGCACAGGCTTTGCATCGGGTATTCCGCCCGTCTTTGTTTCTGGCGTTCTTCGGGAACTCGGTGACGTGCTTTTCTTCGTGGCAGCCCACGCATATCTTTGCGCCCTCGGTAGCGGGCGAATACTTAGTGAAACTAGCTTTCGTCTCCATCCGATGATTCTACACTTGCTCCGCCCGTAGATCCAACAGGAACGTTCTGGGCTTGCACAGTTAGCTCATCGGCACCGGGTTTCGGCGGCATGTTCTCAAGAGCGCGCACTTCATTGCGCGTGTAGATGCCGTTCTGCACCATCGTGGCATAGAAGCTCGCTCTGGCTGCGCTATCAGCGCGCAGGAGGCCTTCAAGGTTGAACTCGATGGTGATGCCCTCGGCCCGCTCGGTAGGGGTCAGGAGTTGCTTCTCGCTCGCCTGCTCGATGCGCTTTAGGCGGCGGCGGAGGGTGAACTTCTGGAAGCCAAGGGTCTGCTGCTCAAGACCGGTGCCCCAACTTGTTGAGTTTTGAGTGTGTCCGACCATGTGAGGCGGGACACCAAAGAACCGGCAGACCTCCTCAACCGAAAAGCCTCGGCTCTGCAGCATCTGGGCATCTTCGGGGTTGATGGTCAGTTGCTGCCACTTGGTGCCGCCTTCCAGCACCATCGGGCGGCCCGCGTTCATGGCCCCGGTGAACTTCTCGACGAGCCCCTTCTAGATAACGTCGCGCTG